CCTTTTGTGTGAATCGTTTGCTTTCCTTTGGCTCCGGTTTGCCGAGCGGTATCTTTGAGAAGTCAGTCATGACGCTGTCGCCCTTGTCTACGCCATCAAGGCCGAAGTATTCTTCACGAGCCTCATTCACGCTGATGACCGGCTGAAGTCCGGTTGCCGCTTTCATTTCTTCTATTCTTTGCGCTCTGTCTTCAGGAACCGGATCGCTGAAGTCGAGGTATAAATTGTCGCCATAACGTGGTACGAGAAATTCATTCAATTGCTGTACCATCTGCTCGAGTTTCGGTTTTACCGTTCGAGCGGCGAACACATAGTTTGAAGTTTCTGCCGTCGCACGATTCGTTTCTGATTCGGAACTACCGAGAATTGTTTTTGGCACACGGAAACCGCTCAAGATTTTCTCTCTCATTACTGATTGCATGTTGGCGAAGTCCATGTCTTTCGGGTTGCTGCTTGCCTCGTCATACTTCACGCCTTTCGGAAGGACAGCTACTCGGTACGCGTTACCCGCACCTTTGTAGAGGTTTTCAAATGATGCACGCAAGACCTTCATTTGCGCGTCAGTGATTGCATTCTCGGAAGAAAGCAAACCACCAAGGCGAGCACCGTTCTTGAAGTAGTTTAGGTTTACATCGTTTGCAAAGTTATCTGTTTGGATCCAATCGATGATCGCTTGCACCGTTCCGATGCCTTGGTATGGATCATTCGGATCAGGGTATTTAAAGTGGAGGATTTCGTGTTGTTTGAAAATCTGCGTTTCTCCATTCACCGAGTATCGATATCCCTTAATGAATTCTGGAAGTTTTGCAGGGATTGGAACGGTATGTTTTGGACTGAGCACAAAGATTGCAGTTGGCTTATCTGTATCACTTTTTACTCCGTCCAAAAGCCAGTATGAATTTCCTGCTAGTTCCAAGTGGGATGAGGTGATATATTTTAAATCGTATGCGGTTTGAAAAGGATTCACACCATCAAGCAAATCTAAAAGTTCATGATCAAATATTTCTTCATGCGTTCCATCTTTCTGCACTTGAAACAATCGGAACTTTTGTTTTGCGATTTCTTCGGCGATCGCGCGCACGCATCCGTACACCCATCCGTTGTACATTTCCATAGCTTTGTCTACGGAAGTTTTTCTTGTCTTTGACCAGACCATAAACGGATCCGCATCGGCGACACCGGAAACAAGCGACAAATTATTTGCCTTGCGTATGAGTCCTATTGCATTTAAAGTTTTGTCTAATATGTTCATAAAAATAAAAAAGAGGGCTTGCAACACGACGCCATCTCTTTCGAGACGAATTCGTATCACAAGTCCTCTAGGTTCCTAGCCGGACTGATTCATGCATTAAAAGGTACTGATGAAATTATAGCGCGCGAGAGTTTTCCCCGGCAAGGCCTCAAAGCGGGAAAGCTTTGAACTCGTCCACCTCCTCGCCCTTCTTTCTCGTGATCGTGTATTCCGCCACTAAAACCTCGCTATTATGGATCTTTATAACAATCTGCCCGAATTTAATCTGAGCAGCAAGTCTCATGATCTCGTCCCATTGAGGAGTCACTTCTTTCATTATTTTTGGTTTTTGCGGTTGCTGATTCATATGAGTCCTACTACTTCAGGGTTTTGCATTCCTTGCTGTACTAATCCAAGGATGAGATACACGAATGCATCGACGAGATCATCGTGTTCTTCTACTCCGAATCCAAGAAGTTGAATCAATAAGTCTTCACATCCCTTTCTTGGAAATACAACCGTGCCGTTTTGAATATATACAGCGATCGCTCGAAGTCTTGCTCTCTTATCGGTTCCGGCTCTCATTGCAACGACTGGTAAAAGTGCGCGCTCCATTTCTTCAATCGCTGCACGTTGGTACTGTACGTCTTCCACAAAAAAGATTCCGAATGGATTGGTGATCGCCATTGCTTTGGTTGTCTCTATCGTTTCGTGAAATGAAAGCCTTGCATTGATTGGGTTTGGTTTTATAAATATCTTGGGCATGCCATCTTTCACAAATGATGTCCCAGACACCATGGATGTATAGTCGGCAGTTTCTTTTTTCGAAATTGCGAGATCTATTCCTGTGCCGTGTAATCCGCCTTCAAGCTCGGGAGGAATTTTGTCGTAGTATTTGATCCAGTCTTCATGCACATCTGCGCCTTCTTCGGGAATAACTTTGAGCAGGTATTCTCTTTGGTAAGCGTTGAGTCCGACTTTGTCTCGTTGTGCATCGAGTGCTTTTTGATCGGGATATTTTGCGAGCCACATAATCTTTCCGTTCTTTACGAGCGGATAGTTGAGCTGCTTGAAAGTTTTATCTCGCTTCAGTCGTGCCATGAGTGCATCTGTATGCAGTTGGTTTCCGATCACAATCAAACGACCAGTGCTTTCATCAATTGCAGGGATCACTTCACCTCTAAGCCATCGCTCTGTCTTGTCACGATTCTCTTTGGTACGCACCCATTCCAAGTCTTCGGGATCATCTACCACCACTAGCTTTGGACGGTGTTGTTTATGACGCAAACCACGAACCTTTTGCCCGCGGGACCGAGCAAGGATACGCACACCGTTTGAGAGCAACATGTTTTTTGCTTGCCATTCTTCTTCGCTTTCAAGAGTCCAGTCCACCACAAACTTTCCTTTTATCTCACCGTAGTCTTGTTTAATGAGTGGATTGTTTTCTAGTTCTTCTTTGATGTTGGCGATGTTGAGACTTGCTTGAGTTCCTGTGTCTGCGATCGGAATAATGAAATTGTAGAAGTCGGGATATTCAAGCGCAGCCCACAATGGAAGCGCTAACGATCCAAACGTACTTTTTGCGCTACCTCGAAATCCGATGATCTCTACCATCTTTTCATTGTGGTTGCCAAGCGTTATCAATAACTCGGGATGAAATGATGCAGGTTCCCGATCCAAGTAATGCGAAAGATACACGAGACAAAATCCTGTGAATGTTTTTGCAAGAGTCCGACGAGTGGAGTGATCGTCAATAAATTCACTTTTCCACCACTCCGGCTTTGCTTGGTTCAATTGTGATGGTTGTTGGTTCATGAGGCAGCACTTCTTTTGGGACAATCCCCCAATTCGCGAACGCCTTAAGCATTGATGCTTTCATTTCCGGTGATAGTGGCTTATTTCGTATCTCTACATCAAGAGTGCCAAGATGTCGCTCGAACAATCCGGCATCGAGTTCCGAATTAAATACCATGACGTCGAGTCTTACGATTGAGTTGATGGCGTTGATCTGTTCTCTAATGGTTGGAGGTGTGAATCCCTCCTTTTTCATTTCGTCGCTGTAGTAGACAATCCGCATAAGACGCTCAAGCATGAGACGGTTTTTTTCTTTCATCTCTGCCAATCGCTCGCTTACTATTGCGCGATCGACTTGCTCTACGGTATTGCGATGCACTTTATGCTTGAGTTTTTGAACGTATCGCCAATCAAGAACGGTTGCGTTAGCACTTCGGTAACCTTTTTCATACAAGGCATCCTGAAGTTTTGCAATCGAAATAAGCGGGTCAACTACCAAGATGTCCCGAATTGCCCTCTTTATTTTTTCTTCTTGGATTGGTGATTTTTTCATACCGGCTTATTCGTGGTTATTTTGGAACGAGCCTTATTTTTCAAGGAATAAAAGACTGATGACTTTTCGTATCACGTTCACTGTTACGGCATTACCGAGGCACTTATAGCGTGCAGTGTCGCTGATTCCTGCCGTCCATCCGTCTGGAAATCCCTGAAGTCTTTCACATTCCACTGGTGTGAGTCTACGGATCTTTACTCCATCAAACACGCCATGTTTGTCCTGTGCCGTCAACGTGAAGCTCGGTTCGTTATTCCCTTTCACTCGCCTACCGTTCTGTCTTTTGTTGATACGGTCGGGAGTCAGCACCGGCATGGCATACAGTCCTGTTTTAGCTCCAACACCGCCTGCCTGACTGGCCAAGGTTGTCGATAATCCTTTTGGATCATAAACTCGATATCCTTGGGACCCGCCCGCTAATTGCACTAAATCCCACGCATGTTTTTTGGTTAAGCTCCCGCGACCGCCAGTTCTGATCGTATTTGCGAGATTAGTTTCTTCGTTAGTCTCGGTGATAGGAAATATTTTTTGTCGGCGTTCTTTTCTAAGATGTCCGACAATGAGCACTCTTTCTCTGTTCTGTGGTACCCCGAAGTTTTTAGAGTTAAGCACTTGCCATTCAATGTCATACCCCAACTCATAAAGTGTTGAAAGGATGACAGCAAATGTTTTTCCTTTGTTGTGAGATAAAAGCCCTTTGACGTTTTCAAGCAGTAGAAAGCGTGGCCGCTTTTGTTTAATGATCCGAGCAATTTCAAAGAAGAGCGTACCTCTCGTATCTTTGAATCCGAGACGCTTTCCGGCGATCGAAAATGATTGGCAAGGAAAGCCTCCGACAAGGAGATCAAAGTCTGGTAATGTTTTTGGTTTGATTTTTCTAATGTCGCCATAATTTTTTTGTTCTGGAAAATGTTTTTGATAAATAATAATTGCGGACTTCTCAATTTCGGAATATCCAACGCACGAGGCACGCTTGTTTTTGTATGCTTGTTGTATTC